CACGATTTGTAGCGTATTTTACCCTATGTGGCTCTCTTTGTTCCAAAAGAGGCGTGATATTACCATTATCTCTGCTTCCGAGAGCTTAGCGATAGAGTGGTTAAGGAAGATAAAAAGAGAATTTGAGACAAACAAGAAGATTTTAGCCTTTTTCGGGGATTTAAAATCAGATAAGTGGACTGAAAATCACATAATCCTTAAAAACGACAAAAGAGTAAACATAAGGGCAAGGGGAGCAGGGGGTCAGATTAGAGGTTTTAGACCTGACTGCCTGATAATGGATGACCTTGAGACAAACGAAAGTGTTGAAAGCGAAGAACAGCGTAAAAAACTTAAAGACTGGATATTCAAAGACTGTCTTAACACACTCTTACCGGAAGGACAGTTTGTTGTCATTGGAACTATTATACATCCGCTTTCTGTCCTTGCTGATTTACTGGTGGCGGACAATGGTTGGGTTCATAAGAAGTATCAGGCTTACATTGGGGGGAGACAGGAAGCAGGTAATGAGTTGTGGAGAGCGTTGTGGAGCCATGAGAAGTTACAGGAGAGGAAGAAAGAGATAGGCTCTTGGGCGTTTGCTTCGGAGTATATGAATGACCCCATAAGCGATGAAACCGCTCCTATCAAAGAACACCAGATTCGTTACTGGACAGAGTTTCCAAAGACATATTCAAGCGTTTTAGCGGTTGACCCAGCATATTCGGATGATGAGAAAGCCGACTTTAAAGTCGTGTCTCACATCGCAATAGACCAACAGATGAATCGCTACCTTGCTTCATACATAAGAACCCATAGTCCTATTGGTGAGTTTCAGGATGCCATTATTAACTTGTGGCTTCAGAACCGTTCCACCATTACGGCTATCGGGATACCTAATTCGGGGGTAGAGAAATCATTTTTTGACTCCTTCCTGAAAAAGTGCGAAGAAAGGAAGCTCTACCCTCCAGTTGTGGAGCTTAAAAATGCGTTTACGCAAACGGGAACGTCAATAAGTCAGCGGGGCAAAAAAGCCCGCTGCACCGCTGCTCTGCAACCGTTATTTGAACAGGGTAAATACTTTATCCACCCTGACCACATTGAGGCAAGGGATGAACTCCTGACAATGGGTTCGTCCCGCTGGGATGACCTTGTGGATACTATGGCTTATGCAGAACAAATTTTAGTTCCTGCTTTTCAGGAGGTAGTCGTAGAGCAGGATTACATTAGAGAACAAAAACATCACAGTAACTACGGAATGGAGTAAGAGTGGCTAAGAAAGAAAAACCTACTAAAGACACGCTGGTTGAGTCAATTAAATCATTAGTTGACGAAGCCGTAAATCTAACTACCCAGTGGGAGTCTAATCAGGCAAAGTTCTCCCGTATGAGGTATCGCATCAAAAAAGACAAGACCTTCCCATTTGTGGGCTGTGCTAACCTGCGTATGCCTACCATAGAGACTAACATCCGCAAAGTCAAGGCTGCGATAGTCAATGTTATCCACGGGATTAGACCAGTTGTTCAGGTAGTTCCATCTCCGTCGGGGAACTGGGAGTCTGCTCTAAAGATAGAAAAGTTTTTAGACCATTTGATTATGGATAAGATTAAAGTAAAACCTAAGTCCGTGATAGGAATAGACCAAGCGTGTGAAAAGGGTTTCTACTTATTCAAGCCTTACTGGAAAACAGATATTATCACAAGGATTGAGAAACTCTCCATAGATGATTTGTCTATGGAAGAAGCTATGTTTATCTTTGATGTCAATACTCCCCCTGAAGCAATTAAGCAGGCAATCGCTCAGAAATATGATGTGGATATGTCGCCGTTAGTGGCAAAAGATAACGAAGCGTCCTTAGATAAGATAATTGTAGCACTGCAAAAAGGCGATAAGAATATAGATGTTGAATTTCAGGATGTGATTTGTAACTACCCTGATATAGCACTCTGCGAGCCAGAGAGAGTTTATGTCCCCACCGATTCAGGTTATCACCCCGATAGCTGTTCTTGGATTATCCACGAGTTTGATTTGCCAGTAGAAACATTGAGGGTTAACGCTAAGGTCAAGGGTTGGGATATAGGTGATATAGCAGACAAGGCGGTGGAGTTAAAGTCCAAACAAATTTCTATCAACGTTGGTTCTTCAAGGGATAAAGATATTGACTCCGATAAAGACGACAGGGAAGGGATAGATGTATTAGAGAAAACAGGCAAAGTAAGAATTTGGGAATATTATGGCTGGTATGATATTAACGGAGACGGTGCTGATGAGAAGTGTGTTATTACTCTCGCCCCAGATTTTGATAAGGTAATCAGAAAGATTGCCCTTCCGTTTTATTCGGGAAAATTTCCTTTCGTAAAGATATTCTACGAACTCACCGACGACAGATGGTTCTCTCATAGGGGTATCCCAGAAATTATAGAGGATATAGTCAAGGAAATAGATATGCAACACAATATGAAACTTGACTCCCAGACTATGAGAAATGCACCTATGTATATCTTCCGTGCTGGGATGATTAACAAGAACGCTATGCAGTTTGCTTGGGGTCAGGGTATTGCTGCACAGGGTATGCAACCACTAACCGATTTAATTGCTCCCCTTAACAATAACAATCCTAATGTGGAGTTCTCCTATAAAGACGAACAGATGTTGTTAGAGACCAAGGTTCAGGAATTGCTTGGTCAGCCTGATTATACGCTTCAGTCAATGATTAATAGGAGACAGCCCAGAACATTGGGCGAAGTCCAGATGCAGTCACAGGGTATGCAAAATATGTTTACTCTTGACGCTGATTTATTCCGTATGAGTTTTGAGGAATTATTTAACTGGATTTGGGACTTATGGTGCCAGTATGGCGACGAGGAATACACATTTGCTTATTTCGGCAAGAACGGATATGAACCCATAAGAATGACTAAAGAAGAAACACAGGGTAAATATAAAATTACCATCCGTGGTAATGACCAGAATACAAATCCACAGTTGAGACTACAAAAAACACAGATGATTATACAAATGCAATCTAATCCAGTTGCGTTACAGACAGGGGTTGTCAGCCCTATCAATCTTGCTAATGGTTACAAATTAGCATTACAGGAAATGGATATACCGAATTGGGAAGAACTTGTTATGCCTCCAGAGATGATAGCACAGCAGATGCAGGCACAACAGCAACAGCCACAGGCACAGGATATTCGTATTAAACCTAAAGACTTAACTGACGCTGAAGTAGCCCAGATATTACAGAGCAAGGGTATAAGACCTGATGTTCAAGGCAGGGCGTTGAAGTCTGAGGCAATAGTTCAGGAAAAGAGAATTGACCAAGGGGCTAAAAAGATTGCTGGTTACAAAGACTTAGCCGAGATAGTCAATTCACTTGATGAACCTAACGAACCTAAAGCACCTAAAGGAGGGTAACTTGGCGAGACCGAGAAAACACGCACCCGTAGTAAAGAATTATGCACCAGATATACAGGACAAGTTTATTAAACGGATTGCAGAGTGTCAGGAAGTTTTAGACCACTTAGATAAGTGTCCGGCGTGGAATGTTATCACAAGGGATTTAGAGAATTTCAAAAAATACATAGACGACAACTGGCAAAATATCCCAGAGAGTGATAATCGGCTAAAAGAGTTAAGGGTTACAAAAATGGCGTATATGCACCTGTTAAACCTTAAAGATTCATATAAGGTTGACTTAGAAAACGCCCAGAAAGAACTATATAAGATACAAAATCCAGAAAAAGTAATAAACAAGGATTACGACAATGCCTAAAAAATTAGAGAATGTCCTTAAGAAACAAGCAAAGAAGATGGGATTACTTGGTGATAGGCGTGATGCTTATGTTTATGGCACTTTGCGTAAATCTGGCTGGAAGCCAAAACGGGAGCGTAAATAACATGGGATTAGAAAAACCTATTGCAGATGCAGTTTTTGGAGAAGGAGCTAACCAGCCTATTGAAGTAAGAAAAATGATTGCTTCAACAATATTAAATAGAATCAATTCTGGGAGAACTTCTGAATTTGGTGGTGATATAGACACGGTTCTCAGAAAAGGTTACTACGCAGTTAGTAATCCGAATGTGCCTTATAAACAGGCTTACTCTGGTAAATTTCCAGACAAAGAAAGTGAGTTAAGGTATAAAGAAACATTGCAAATGGTGTCAGGATTACTTAAGGGAACAATCAAACCAGATGAGGGGTTATTCTACTTTACCCCTAAGGAAATAAAGAAATTACAAAAAAATCCAAAGGCTTTTGATTTTAAAAAAGTAAAAGAAGTTGGTTCATCTGGAGGCTATAAAGTATTTACTTATTAGATTTTAGGGTTGTCTCTAAAACGCAATAGGGGGCGTTACCCCGAGGAGAAAAACCAATGGAAGAAACAAAAGAGGCTGTAAATCCTACTGAATCAGCCCCAGTAGAAGAAACACAGGAAGTCGTTAATCAAGAGGCTCAACCGACTTCAGAGCCACAAGCCACTCAACCAGAGCAAGAAACCGCTCAAGCCCAACCTGCGGGTCAGCAGTCGTATGAAGCGGTTGATGAGTTTGGTGTTCCTTATAAAAACAGGACTTTTGAGTGGAAACGGAAATATGAGGAAACTATTGATAAACTGCCTAATCTTATTGAGGAAGCGGTTAAGAGTAGTGTCCAGCAATACGGACAAGCACCGCAGAAGAAATACACGGTTGCGGAACTTGAAGCGTTTGCACAGCAAAGCCCAGAACACAGACCTTGGGTGGAAGAACAAAAAGCTCAGTTATTGCGTGAGCAGTTGACTAATGAGTTTGAACAAAAAATAAAATCTGTTGAAAGTCGGAAGGAAGCAGAAATCCGCAAACAACAGGCGTTCAACTATGTGGCTACTACTTACCCAGAGATTTTTGTTAAGAATCAACAAGGACAGGTTTTGGGTATTAACAACCAAAGCCCTATGGCACAGCAAATTAACGTTCTTATGAACGACCCAAGATTTGCTAATGACCCAGAGGGTTTAATGGCTGCTGCTGATATTGCTTATGCAAGGGTTTCACGCAGTCAAATGGGGGTAAACCAGATGAAAGAGCAGAAACTCAAAGCAGAGGTAAAGCACTTACAAAAGCAGACATTGGTTGAGAGCGGTGCAAGGCAGGGGACACAAGCTGTTCCTGAATACCGTAAAGCCATTGATAGAGCAAAACAAACAGGTTCACTAAAGGATGTGCAAGCGGCATTGGCAGCTATGGCAAAAGCCAAGCGTGAGGCACAGAAAGAATAGAAATGGCATTAGGTTACGGAAATGTTTATGACAATATAGGCGGAGCAGTAAGGGAAGATTTACTTGATTTGTTAACCAATTTATCACCGAAACAAACACAGTTGGTTACAGGTCTTGGAACTTCTACTGCTAAGTCTATCAGACATGAGTGGTTAGTTGATACACTTAACTCAGTAAAATTAAACGCACAGATTGAAGGTCAGTCTATTACATATCACAACCTTACCAATCCTGCCCGTTTAAGCAACTATACCCAGATATTCAAGCAAGGGTATAAAGTTGCGGATACTGAGAGAGCAGTTGATGAAGCTGGTTTTGAAGATAGATACAACTATGAAAAAACAAAGGCTTTGGCTCTCTTAAAGAATGATATGGAATACTCACTTGTTCGTGGTTCTTTAGCTTCTGGCTCAGGGACAGGTGCAAGACAGTTGAGGGGCATTAAGGCTTCACTTTCCTTAATTACTGCTCAATCTGGTGTTTCATTATCAGAGACCGCCCTTAATGATTACTTACAGTTGGTTTGGGATAACACCTCAACTGAGGTAAACGCCATATACTGCGATATGTATATGAAAAGGAAAATATCTGGTTTCACAGCTAATTCAACCAAGAATGTTAATGCAGATGACAGAAGGCTTGTCAATGCGGTTGATGTTTATGAGGCTGATGCAGCAAAGATGGTTAAGTTATTCGCTCACAGATATGTTTCCATATCTGGAACTGATACTAACCATGGGTTATTCGGAATTAATGAAGATATGTTCAAGATTGCTTATCTTCGTAAACCGACAACTAAAGAAGAAGACGGCACTGGTGCAGATTATTCTGGTGGAAACATAATTACCGAGTTGACACTTGAAAACGCTCACTACAATGCAGGATTCTGGGCTGACCAGCAACTTTAAACTGGTAAGTCAAAGGGTTCGTTGGTTGTCCCACAAAACAGCCAACATAAATTTATGGCTAAACTAACAAACGATTTTACTGGTCACAATCCACTTGAAAAAGGTAAATACAAAGAGATACGCAAGTTTATAAACTCTTGGCTTACCAATCAAACTGTTTATTGTAACAATTGTGGGCTTCCTTTTTATGGAGAGAAATGTTGTGACAACCCAGAGATAGGAAAAAACTTTGACCATTGTTGGGCGGTGATAGTCCAGAACAAAGCAAGGCAGAAAATTAGTGCTAATGATTTTGCTTCTAATGAGACAAGGACTATGCGTTTGGGATTAAGTATGCCAGTTAGCTTATTACAAGCCCTTGAGAGGTTTTGTAAAGAAACCATGGGGCAGAAGCTCTTTGTCAACCAGAAGGATTTAAGGGAATTTGCGAAAGCGTTTCCTATGTTCGCTATCATGGAGAGAATATGACACTAACGCTACAAGTAATTGCCAAAGATGAAATTAAAGACGTAACAAGGATAATTAAAGATTACATAGAATACTTTGACAAGATACAGATAGCCTATGATTGCGATAATATAGGGGATTTAGGTAGTCATCCCAAGGTGGATTTGTTTAAGTATGAATGGAAAGATGACTTTGCTCATAAAAGGAATTGGCTTGCAGATAAATGCACAACTGATTACTACTTCACCATAGACACTGATGATACAATTATTAACCCTCAACTTGTCAGACAAGTTGCACAAGAAGCTAACGATAAGAACCTAAATGTTGTTTATGGTTATTATCTTTATGGTTTTGATGCTGACGGTAATTGTTGTGCGGCACACTGGAAAGAAAGAATTATAAAGAATACCAGTAATTTACGTTGGAATAAGAAGATACACGAAAATTTAATTCCTCTTTCTACTGTGGGTCATAATTTTGAGTTAGACGAAAGATTGACAGTCAAACATAATTCTACCCATGAAGATATAGTCAGGAAAAGTGAACGCAATCTTAAATATTTGCTCGCTGAATACAACCAAGACAAAGAAAAGACTGACCCAAGAACCATAGCCTATCTTGGGAGAATGTTTTTTGCAAGGGGTGATTTTAAGAAATCAATATATTTTCTTGAGAAACATATTGCCTTATCTGGTTGGGATGAGGACAGATATCTTTCTTGGTGTCAGTTAGCAGATATATATAGATTACAGAAAGACTATAAGCAGGCGATAGCCTGTAGTTTTGAGGCTTTAGCAGAAAGACCAGATTATCCCGATGCTTATTTAGCTTTGTTTTGGGCTTATTTTGACCAAGAACAATGGTTAAAGGCAATAGAGTGGTGCGAATATGGTCTTAGAAAACCAACACCTAAAACCTTTATCATTACCGACCCATCAAGTTATACATGGCGACCTTCTTTAGCCCTTTCTTATGCTTATTGGAATATAGGAGAATACGACAAGGCGATGGGGTTGTTCAATTTCTCCAAGAAATTAGCCCCTTCAGTTCCTTTTATAAAACAAAACGAACACATTTATAAGGAAGCACTTGATAGGAAAAATTATATAGACAATTTGTTGCCTGTATTAAACTTTACGAAAGATAACAAGGGGAATATGGAAGCCTTAGCGAATAGTATTCCTCCCAACATGTTTGAGAACCAAACAATAGCCATGATTAGGAACAAGTATCTTGAACCTAAGAAATGGTCAAGGAAGTCAATAGTAATATACTGCGGAGAAACACCTAACGCATGGTCTCCTGATTCAACCAAGGGTGGGATAGGTGGTTCGGAAGAAGCGGTAATACACATGGCTAACGAATTTACTGGTTTAGGTTATGAAGTAACTGTTTATAATACCTGCGAAAAAGAAGGTAATTACAGGGGAGTAGAATATTTAAGTTCTGTAAGATTTAACCCAAGGGACGAGTTCAATGTAATTATATCTTGGAGAACAAATGTATTTGCTTACAGGGTGCAAGGAGTAAGAAAAATAGTTTGGCTTCATGATTTACCAAATTCAGCAAGCTTAACGGAAGAAACTTGTAGGTTCTTTGACAAAATAGTAGTTCTTTCTAAATACCATAAATCTCTCTTACCGAGTTTTGTTCCAGAAGAAAAGATTTATGTTTCTACGAACGGTATAAATCCAAATGACTTTCTTGGATTAGAAGGAATAAAAAGAGAACCACATAGAATAATTTATGCCTCAAGTTATGATAGGGGCATTGAATTAATATTGAACAACTGGAAAGAGATAAGAGAAACTATAGCAGATGCGGAGTTACATCTTTATTACGGGTTTGATACTTATATAAGTTATGTAAAGAAAGGGTTACTAAAGGATGACGGATGGATGGCACAAATGCAAAGATTGCTTTCCCAAGAGGGGGTATTTGACCATGGGAGAGTGGGGCATAATGAACTTGCGAAGGAATATGCAAAGGCTTCTATATTTGCTTACCCTTGCTCGTATGCAGGTGAAATTAACTGTATTGCTCTTACTAAGGCTATTGCCTGTGGTTGTTTCCCACTTACCAACGATTTTGCGGTTCTTCCTGAAAGAAATACGCACGGTAGGGTGGTCAAGAATGAAAAATTTATCCCAGCTCTTATTGCTTTGCTTAGACACGGTGACACGAAAATCAACAATGAGGGTTATATTGAACAAAACTCTTGGAAGAAAGTAGCTGAGGATTGGGAACAAAATATATTTTCCTCTGATATAGAAATAGAGTTTAAGAATAGGGGACAATGGTTTTTTGGTCAATTAAATCCAAACGATAAGATAGTTGATATAGGTTCTAACGATGGACACTGCTTTTTTGATTATCCACATAGGGAAAATATAACTTATGTTGATATAGATGAATTTGATATACCAAATTTTGTCCAAGCAAGTGCAGAAAACCTGCCCTTTGAGAACAAGAAGTTTGATGTAGCGTGTTTGTTTGAAATATTAGAGCATCTTGATAATCCAATCAAGGCTTTGTCTGAGGCGAGGAGGGTTGCTGAGAAAACACTTATTACTGTTCCCTATGAATATGAATGGGCTGACGACATGCAACCTTTTTGGACTATTAAAGAAAAGCAGCGTTGGTCAGGTAAGGATTTTGAAGAAGAAATTAAAAGAGAAAATCATGCTAAAAGTTATCATGCTGATACTTTTGAACACTTATTCCATAAAACTTTTTACACTCCAGAATTATTAAAAGACCACTTAACTCAAGCTGGATTTACGGAGATTAAGATTACTAAATTAAGATTTGGTAGGTGGACATGGCTTTCAGCAATATGCAAATAGGGGCTTTAATAAGAAGCTACGGATTAACAGACCATCTTGACGCCGTTTTAAAAAGTTACTCTTGGGTAAATAAGATACTTATTATGAATTATAGATTTAAGGATGTTTCGCCAAGAGAAGATAAAACAATAATTATATCTGAAAAATACCCTAATACATATATTAGGTCTGGTGAGAACCTTAATCAACATGAAGTTTATAATTTGGGGCTTGAGGATTTTAAGGGATTTGATTGTGTGTTTATTGCGGATAACGATGAATTAATATCACCACAAGACCAAAAGAAGGTTATAG